TGCCGATTGTCTCGGCTAATGGGTATTGAACGGTAGACGGGCTCGTTGCCTCTTTCACACCCGCCTTGAACTCATCGCCGATGTACTGCGTTAATCCTTTTTTCTGTTGCTGCGGCGGTGCGGCTGAAATATTCATATCGGCGCTGCCGCCGGGTATTTCGCCCGCAGAGCGCAGCGTATCGAGATCGGCCTGCATGTGCGACGGAAGCTCCCCGGCTGCTTCAAGCGTTAAAAGATCGTCAATCCGGCCCATTTTTTAAGGTATTCCCAATCGTTTCTTGGCGGCTTTTACTTCCTCCGGTGTAGGCTGTCGCCGCCCCGGTTGCGGCGGTTGCGCTGCCTCGGCTGTCCCTTGCCCTCGCCCTCTACCGCCTGCTTGCGATGCCGGCGCTGAGCCGGTAGGTATGTCCTGATTGTAACGGCCTTGGCCAGCCGGACTTGCCGGCGCTGTGGCCCCTTTGGTTACTGTCTTAGTTACAGCCTTCGGCGTTAAGCGGTACGTACCGCCGAGTTTGGCATTGCTCACACCGAAAGCAGACAATAAATTGTCCTCTACAGTCGGGTTGCCTTCGATCGTGTAGCCGAAATCATCGGCGATCTGTTTGATTTGTTCAGGGCTTGTCATGCCGCGCTCTTTAGCCGCCTGCGCAATCTGCCGCCCAGCGTCAGCCTGCATTGCCGGAGTTACCAGGTGCGGACTCTCTGTCGTAGTACCCTGTCCGCCTGCACCGCCACCGGCACCGACTTGAGCCCAGTGCGCGGCTTGTGCATTTAGCACGTTGCGCCGTTCCTCTAATAACGGATCTTCCGGCTTGTCACGCTGCGGTAATACTTGTGCTACTGAAGCAGGACTGATACGCGCCAATGCTTGCAGTGACGGAAGTCCTGGCCCTAATGGCGTGTCTGGTAATCCTTGTTTTGCGCGCTCCGTCGCCTGATCTGCAGCTATATTCGTCAATGTCTTTTGATTGCTAGCTTCCTTGCCGGCAATATCAGCGGGAGCACCTAGATACTGAAGCATCTGCGGGGGATTGGCCCCGGTAATCTGCCCTAGCCTAACAGCCATTTCAGGATCTATCGGGCGGCCGGATATGGCGGGAACATCCGGCCCTTTTACCAGATCAGGCCCACCCTGCGGCCGGGGTGATGCTGGTTGCCCTCGTAAATCTTCGCGGAATTGATTAAGTTGTTCATCCCTCATGCCTTGAAGGTGTTGCCCTATCAATGAGCCTGACATTTGATCGATCGCTTTAGGCGGAATACCAGCATCAAGAGCCGATTGAATAAACTTCATTTGTAAGATCGGTGCCTGTTTTGGATCGGTGTTCGCTTGTATTTGTTGAACTAAGGCCGGTAATTCCTGATTAACAAAGCTATCCAGGCGTTGATTTGTTCCCCCCATCGCGCGACCAATATTAGCGGCAGAAGTACCGCGCCCAGCTTCTACTAAAAAGTCTGCTAGTCCCATAATTAACCTTACTAACTGCCGCTTAAATTCATGAAACTACCCTGAGCGCTACCGCTGCCGCCTATGGTGCTACTGCTACCACTACTCGAACTCTCGCCGGTAGCGTACCGCCCCGCTGCAATCGCGGCATTGATCTTTTGCATCCATAATTCCAATAGCGTCTTTGCCGTATCTTGACTAAACCCCGTCGCCCGCGTTGCCTCCCCTACATCAAAAGCGGTGCGGTTCTGGGCGTCGGTCTGCTCAGCCCCGAGCCGGCCGAGTGCCGCATCGCGCGCCGCCTGTTGCAGGTTTTGTATATAGGTCCGGTCAAGACTCGAACGCGCCGAGCCTTCAAGGTACTGCGATGGCGAATTAAGCCCGCCCATCTGTGCTAATTCCTCACGTTGCTTGGCTGTGGAAGTGTCGTATGCCTGTCTTAATTTTGATGCTTGCGTGTCGTAAAGTGAGTTTTCGAGCTTGTCAAAACCGCCGGGAGCAACCGATGTATAGGCGCCCGGCACGTAATTCGGGTTATAACCGGGCGCGCTCGTCGTATCGTTTGCGTATGCGGTAGCCCTCTTTAAAAAGTCCTCATTGTACCTTGTGCCGCTCTCTGATTGGGATTGCGATTTGCTCTTACTCTTGCTTTTACTTCCACTGCCACTCAGGCCAGCACTAATACACTCGGCCATCGGGCCTGAGTATTCGTAACTATCACGCGCAGCGACTTGGCCGCTGGCGATATCGACAACGATTTTACTGTTGACGCGCATAGTCGGTTCCTGTCTGTTCCGTGTGATAGTGGTTATTCCTGACGAAATGGAATACATATTCGTCGCCCTTGTGGCGGTGAAACGCGTAGGCGCGCGCATTGAGCGTCCTTACAATCATGGTGATTGTCTTGAGAGCATTGCCAGGCGTGATCAGCGCGGCCACGTAGACAAGCGGGCCGTCGGTCAAGTCGCAGCGCATGAGCACGTCGAATTCCTGGCAGCGCACGACGTTAATCAGCTCGGGAAAGAACTGGTAATAGCCTAAAAGCGAGTGCGGACTATCTTCGGGAAAGTAGAAAAGCCGGTAGTTTTTCTCGCAAAGCCGCAAAGTCGAGTCTATCTCGTCCATATCGAGAAATGGGAAGTTCTCGGCCATCATCCGTGTCAATCGCTCGTGCATTTCAGAACACCATCACCCGCTGCGCCACGGTTGCGGTGTTAGTCTTGAGATAGACTTTCTCGCTATCCCAGGCAGTAGCGCCCTTGTATGTCACTGCCGCCTTATCCTGGCCGATAACGATAAAGCCGAGCGCTACGGTGCCAAACCCATGCTCTATCGAGTATTCCTGATCCGGCGTGGCCGGTGTCGTCACGTCGCTAAATTGGCGCCTGTCAAGCGCGTTATTTACTATCTCGTCTAACTGCTGATTGAGCGGCCCTGCGTCGCCGTAGCGCTTCATTTCAGTACCAGCTTGTCGTTATCGATCCTGGCGTTTCGCGCGATCCATTGAGCCGGATTATTCGTTCGCGCCTGAAGCGCGCGATAGTGGATGTGCGCCGTGCTGTATTTTTGCGAAGCGATCCCGGCCATAGCTTTGGCTATCTCTTCTGCGGTGGGCTGAAGGTCGAGATCACTTGAGACAAACTTACGGCTCGTACAGCCGTGAATCACAATTCCCGGCGCATCGCCCGCCGGGTCGTCGGCAGTCCATGCGCCCTTGATCACGCCGGTTACATTGTCCACGGCCGTCCAGATCGTCGGATTGTCAGTCGCAGTCATATAGCGCCAGCGCGTTGTCCAGGTTCCGCCGGGACCGCCGGAAATAGTAACCCGCGCAATAGTATCGCCGGGGTCGGGCACTCCTATGAAGGTGTATAAACCCCAGCCGGTTGTGGTATCGGTAAAAGCCGGGAAAAAACTGTAGTCGTTCATCGTTACATCGGCGCCAGACGAGGAACTGGCCGTGCCGGTGGCGGTCTTTAGCTGTCCGGTGCCGATGATCGGTGTCAATAAGGCCGCATTGATCGAGTCGATTTCACTTTGCAATGAACTTATTTGGCCGTCCACGTAGAGCTTATTGGCCACACTGGTATTGGCCAGAGGGGTAGCTCCCTGGTCTATTCGGGAAATTAGGACCCAGATCGGCACACTGTCCGTTCCGTCGTTTCGGTAGAAGTCCAGACCGCCGGGGTCCATTGTCATAAGCCACTGGTAAACACCTGACGTTGACGAGCGAAACCTGATGCGCGGTTGTCCGGTTGCAATCTGAAATTCGCCTGTCATCGTATCGCCGGTTTTAGCTACACGCGCCTGAAGGTCGGTTATCAATGACAGTATTTTTGATTGCTGGATGTTCGCGGTTGCGGAAATATTCGCGTCGTCGATATTACCGTTGACTAGGGTATAGAGCGAATCAAAATCGGCGTTTATTTGCGACGCCTCGCCGGTCTTTGTCGTGCCGCCTACGAATGTGAATAGTTTATTTATAATTCCCATCTTTAAGGACTCGTATTGAGGCTGAACACGTCGTGAAAACGCCTGTCTTTGGTTCGTGACTCAACGGCAAGCGAGAAAAACTTGAATCGGGAGCCATCGCCGGTATTTTGGACATTGGTGCTGTAGTACCGGCCGTATTTATAGTCGAGCACCGAAGTGCGCGCGCCGTTAAACGAAGTTCCGCCCCATGTGCCGATATCCCACGTCCCTACGTCCCAAATCCCGGTCGGAGCATCGACGGTTATATTGCCGCCCGATACCTGCTTTTGAAAATAGTCGATCTGGTAATGCACCGGTTTTGTCGCATCGAATACGGGCTTTAGCCAGCGCACCTGCTGATTCTGAAACGGACTGCCGAAGTAACGCGTTGTGAGCGAGCAGGTATAATCCACCCCTACATCCTGAACGCCGGTATCGAGCCTTCTTATCTTGCCGTCGGTAGAAAGCCCGGCCAAAAGCTCGCCGTTATCATCGGCTCCGTCCCATACCGCAAAACAGTCGCAGTTAAAACCGGTGTATTCCGTCCAGGCGATCTGAGAGCCTGCGACATCTATATTAGTGCCCACCCAGAGCGTATCGTTAGCGCCGCCCGCGGTATCGAAACTGAACAGGTACTGGCGGTATTTGGGGTAGTACTTTCCTACCGCGCCTTTGAAGTATCCGGTAAAGAGCGGATTGATCTTGTTACTAATTAACGTGACCGTACTGCCGTCGGTGACGTAAATTCCGTCCTTACCGAGAAACACTACGCCCGCGGCAATGACTTGACCGTTACTGACAACCGTAACAACATCGGCTGACAGCGGTGCTATGCAGCCAACATCGGAGTACGGCTGAAACACGTTCCCTAACAGTGGCGATCCCTGAAGGCGCCACAAGCCGGTAGTCTTGCCGACTATCAGCATGTTGTTAGCTGCCTTCAGGAATTGAGCTGTGCCGCCCTTATTATCGGCAATATTGAGCAGCGCTGCGCCTTGCCAGGCGTTGTCGACGTTCAAATCACTAAACGCCACCACGTTAGGCTGAAGGACATAGAGCCGCTGCAAATACATTTCTATTTGCGAGCCGATCGGGGCATTGACAATGCTGCTGACAGTAGTGCCGTCCCAGGAGAACGGTGCATCAACGCCGTTTTCCCAGTAAACCCTGTCCTTACTCGACCATGTGGTGAAAGAAAACCGCTGCCCGGCGGTATAGGGGCCGGAAATAGAGGTAGCAGCACCGGTATTGTCGTTTATTGCATAGAGAAATGCGCCGGACGATGCTAAAGTAGTCCCAATGCCGTTTTGCTTATAAAAGCG